GTGTGACCGTGCGCGACCTGGGGGGTCTGGCCCGGGTCCAGGAGGGCCACGCCGTTGTAGGTGGCGACCATCTTGGAGGTGAGGGCGTCCTTGATGAACTCCACGCCACCCAGGCGCCGCGCGGACGACTTGATGGCCGCGATGACGGATCGGTTCGCGTAGATGGCACCGTTCGAGCCGTTCAGACCCGGGACGGAGGCGATGAGGGCATCCAGGGCGTCCATGAAGTCATGGCCGCCGGCCACCGGGGCCATGCCGTTGGTGTCAGCGGCCAGGACCTGGGAGCCGGTGAGCCGCTTCTTGAGGCCGTCGAACCCCTTGGGGTCCACGGCAGTGTCCCCGTTGAAGAAGTGGTCCTGGAACTTGTAAGAGACGGCCTTGACCTTGAGCCGGGTCTGGATGGCCCGCTGGTCGTTCAGGTTGCCCCGGGTCTTGACAATGAACGTGTCCACGTCGGCGTCACCACCCAGGATGACGAGACGCTCGCTCTTGGGGTTCACGGTGCCGGTGGACTCCGCGTAACCCTCGTTCACCGAACGGAACTCCACGCCCGGGAGCGTGGCCTCCTCGTTGTACGCGTACGCGTTGCCTTCGATGGTGAGGAACGGGATGCGGTCCAGGATGCTGGACTCCTGGACGAACAGCTCCAGAACACCCCGCTGGAGGTCATCCTGAGAGAGCTTGGCCGCCTCCGTGAGAGTCAGCGCCATGTGTCACTCCTTGTGAGATGGAACCAGCTCCTCACGTGAGGAGCTGGGAGGTTACTTGCTTGCGCCGTACGCGCGCCGGAGGCGGGCCTCCGGGGAGGTGGGTTCGACCCCTACCTCTCCACGCTGACCCCCACCGACGTCGCCCCAGCCCTGGGGAGCGTCGCTGGTCACGGCCAGGTACTTCTTGGCCGCCAGGAGCTTCTCCACGGCCTTGGTGATCCCGTCGGCGTCGCCGGCCTTGAGGTCCTTGAAGAACTCCGGGTAACGCGTGACCACCTCGGCGGACTCCTGGACCTTGCCCTTGGCCTCCGCCTGGATCTGCGCCTCCAGGAGCTGGGTCTGGAACTCCGCCCGGATCTCCGTGCGGATGGCCTCCAGGTCGGTCCCCTTCACCGCAGCGTTCGCGCGCTGGAGCCGCTTGACCTCCGCCTCCAGCTCCGTGACCTTGGCCTCCTGGGCCTTGACCGTGGCCTCCGCCTCCTTGCGAGCATCGCGCTCCGCCTGGAGGGCCTTGACGCCGGCCTCACCCAGCTTCTCGTCTCCGCCCTCCCCCTTGTCCTCCTGGCCCTCCGGGCCGTTCGGGTTGGGGTTGCCCTGGCCGCCCTGGCCCAGGTCTCCGTCCTTGGTGCCCTGGTCAGTGGGGCCGTTCGGGTTCGGGTTTTCCGGCATCCTGGAATCGCTCCTTATTGGATGTATCCGTACCTCTTGAGGAGGCGCACTTGGTGTTCTCTGTCGTTCTTCGCTTGACGGAGGATCTCCGCCGGCGTGAGCCGGGGGGCCTTGGTACGTGCGTACCGGGTCCCGCCCGCTTGTCTCTCAAAGGCCGTGTCCATGGCCTTGGCGCCCAGGCCCCGCCGGGTAGTGCCCTCACGGGTGGCCTGGACCTTACGGCCGTAGACCTCCACCTCCGTGAGTCCGCCCTTGCGTCCGGTCACGTTGACCACCTGGGCCATGTCCGCCCCGTTGTCCATGGCCTCCACACCAGCCTGGCCGAACCGTTGGAGTCGCTCCTCCGGGGTCATGGCTTGATACAGAGACTTAGGTGAGGCGGAGGCTTTCCACTCAGCGTCAGACATGGGTTCCATGCCGCAATCGCACTTGGGATGGCGCTTGAAGCCGGTGGAGTAGGTGTACTGACGGCCGGCCAGGATGATGCACCGGGAGCATGCGGGGAGCTTCACCACACGGACGTAGGACACGCATGAGGGCGTGGCAGTCATCGCGACTTGCGTTGCCGTTCGGGACGTGTCCGCGAGGGTGGTAGAGACTAGGCGGGCCATCTGGTTGAGGCCCATCACGGAGGCGGCCTCCGCTGTCATGCCGGAGGCCAGCGCGCGGGCCGTGGTGAGTCCTGGGAGGTACAGGAGGGTGGCCAGCGAGCGGCCATCCGCCGCATACCCCGCCAGTTGGCCGGGGACCAGGAGGCCAGCAGCCGTGGAGGAGGCGCCCTGGGCCAGCATCGCGCTGGCTACAAAGGCTTGAGCCCCCTGGGCCACGGAAAGCTGGCCCATGATCACGGCACTCAGAATGGCTGAGCCGGCCTCTCCCGCCAGGGCCGCTAGGATGCGGTCCGGGGAGACGTCCCCCCAAAGGCTCTGTATGGCCGCTAGGACGCCTCTAGTGATGCTCTGGGTCTGGGAGTACCGGGCCTCTGCCAGAGCACGTGAGCGGGCCGGTGAGGAGCTCCTGGAGGGTGCCTCTGTGAGGCCCCCCAGGTCTCCCGTACCGTCTGCCACGGGCCACCCCCTACTCAGTGGGAGGCATGCCCTCCTCATCGTCTGCCTGGCCCGGCTTGCCACCGAACATGGATGCCAGGTCCCCACCGACGATGGCCGCAGCCTGGTCCGTGCGCATGGTCTTCCATCGTTCGATCTGGTCCGGGGTCACACCCGGGATGCGCTCCCAGAGAGCCTCATCCGGGACGCCGATGGCCTTGAACTTGGTCAGCGCATCCGCGTACTGCGCGTCAGAACGGAACTGGGCATCGCGCCACACCACCGTTCCCAGCGCCAGGGCCTCCGCCCGGCCAACCTCACCAGCGGCCAGGGCCTCCAGGCGCATGACCTCTCGGAGGGCCGCGCCAAGGTGACGCTGCACCTCCTGGACCTTGGCCACCAGGCCGGACTCCGTGGCCGTGAGCGTGTCCGCCGATACGTTGGAGATCTCACCAGTCAGGTAACTGGCCGGCGTCCTGGTCTGAGCGGCCACATGCCGGACGGCCACCTCAATGACGTTGGTGTAGTTGGTGAGGTCCGCCGCTGAGAATTCAGCGATGGACGCGTCACGGCCCTCCAGCCAGAGCAACCGGTCACGGCGGAACGGGGCAATGGGGAGGTCCTCCTCACCCACCACCTCCCCCTCATCGTCCGTGATCTCACGGGTAGGCCGGTCCATGCCCAGGACCACCCGCGCGGGGAGCGCGATGGCATCGGAGGCCGTGAGGAGGTGAGCCCAGATGGTGTTAATGGCGTCCTGGAGCGGGGCTACGGTCTCGATCTCGCTCCGGGGCTTACCACGGAGGCGGGACCGGTTCGGGAGCTCCACCATGAAAACCTCCCCCATGGGGTTGGGGAGGTGAGCCTTTTCGGAGCGGGCCAGGCCGGTGACCCGGGGTATCCACTCCGTCATGCCATCGGCCCTACGCTCGAACCGATACACCACGGAGGGCGTGATCAGTACCGCGTAATCCAGCGCTCCGTCCGTCCAGACCTTGAGGGCTTGCTTGCGCACGCGCCTACGCCCGGGGATGTACTCCACGATGGCCTGGGAGGAGTGCTCAAACGTGATCTCTGTAGTGATCCCGTCGGGACGCCACACCATCACGTAGGAGCGTCCGGCCAGGAGAGCCTCCAGGGCCGCCAGACCGAACTCCACGTCGCACTCACTCGCACGCCACGCGCGCCATGCGGCCTTGTCCAGGGTCCCGTCCTCCAGACGGAACCCCATCGGGCAGAGGCGCTCTACCATGGCGTCCGGGACCACCTGACACCAGTTATCCGAGAAGCCATCGAACAGCCCTCCGGAGAGCTGGGAGAACTCCGGTGAAGCGAACAGCAGGGGCCGCTTACCTTCGTAGTAGTCGGACCATTTCTGTGCGTACGCCTTGCGCTTCTCCAGCTTGGCGTGGAGGCGCCGGACGGCCTCAAGCGGAGTCTCCGCCACGGTCACCTCCGGGGGTTCAGCTCCTCACGTGAGGAGGTGGTCAAGGTTGGTCATGCGCTGGCCGCACGGGCCTTACGGATGGGGCGCCGGACGTACCCGTCCAGGGCCATCACGGAGGCCGCGATACCGTCGATGCGGGAGGACGACTTATTCCGGTCTGGCTTCACCGGGCGGATGTTGTCGTTCCCGTCGGTGTAGACCTCCGCACACAAGGCGTTCCACCGGAGGATGGGGTTACCGCCGTGGCGGACCTGGCCCTCACGGAGGAGCCGCTCCAGCTCCTTGGAGCCGGGGGACATGCCTAGGTACGTCTGTGCTACGGGGACCACGTCCACACCCCGGGTCTTGACCTCCAGTCGCTGGACCATCTGGCCAGCGAACATCCGGTCATACGACACGCGCTGAACGTCCAGTCGCCTACAGTCCGCAATGATCTGTTTCTCAATGGCGGAGTAGTCGATGGCGTCCCCCTCCGTGAGGGTCAGCCACCCCTCCTTGGCCCACTGGCGCAAGGGGACGTGGCACTGGGCCTCCAGGTGGTCCAGCCGCTCCTCCGGGAGCCAGAAACGGGAGACCAGCTCCAGCTCCACGCCCTTTTGGCGGGACTCCACGGCCATCACCCAGGCGGAGAGGTCCGACACGGCGGAGAGGTCCACGCCACCCCAGGCACGGCGGTAGCGGAACCTCTTCTCATCCACGGTGCCGGCGTTGGCATCCCAGAGCGGTTGTGGTAGCCACCGGGTGGCAGCGCGCATCCGTCGATTCAGCGAGAGCCGGAGGAACGTGGGGAGATAGGAGGGGGTGGCCTTGGCCTTGTTCGCCTCCCGCTGGATATACGAGAGCGAGGGGGACACGCCCAGGCCCGGATTGGCGCGCTGCCAGGTCTCCGGGTCGAACGGGTCAGCGTCAGCAGCGGCGGCCCAGATCACTCCGTACTGCTGGGTGTCCACCACAACGCGCTCCGCACACCGGAGGGTATACGTGTGCTTCTCGTCGTAGATGGAGCCCTCCACGCCCTCATCCGCCGTGGTGATGTAGACAATGAGGGGTTGGTCCCGGGCGCCCGTACCGGTCTCGATAGCGTCGATGAGATCGCGCGACTTGTGGACGTGGACCTCATCGACGATGGCACCGGATACGTTCAGGCCGTGGGCCGTCTCAGCAACCTTGGAGAGGGGGCGGAACACGCCCCCGGTACGGGGTACCCGGATGACGTTCCGGAGGACGTCCACGCGGCCACGTACGGCCTTGGACGTCATGGCCATGCGCTTGCAGTCCTCCGCGACACGGCCCGCTTGCTCCAGAGAGCCGGCCGCAGCGTATACCTCCGCACCCATCTCCCGGTCCGCCAGGAGGAGGGTTAGCGCGATGCCGGAGGACAGCGTGGACTTGCCGGCCTTGCGGGGGATCTCCACCCAGGCGGACCGGATAACCCGGATCACGCGCTGAATGTCCTCATCGAAATACACCCATCCGAAGATGGGGAAGATGATCCAGACCCGTTGCCAGGTCTGGAGCTTCAACGGGGAGCCACCCCATCGGCCCTTGGTGTGCTTGAACGACTCCACGGCCTTGAGCGCACGGGCGGCATGCTCCACGGAGAAGTAGGCCCCCGGGTGGTCCGGTGCCTGGCACGTCCAGTGGAGGGGCCGACGCTCCCAGGAGTCCTTGATCTCCTCCTCCGTCATGCCCAGCTCCAGCAAGGAGGCGTAGGGCACGGGGAGTTGCTGGGTCCAGAGACCCAGAGAGTCAGTCGAATGTGTCGTCATCGTCGTCTCCTGTATCGGGGGCCGCAATGCGGGAGGCCGATGACGGAGACAGGCCAAGCTCACCAGTCAGCGAGCGGAAGTGGGAGCGGTAGGCGTTCAGGACGGAGGTCCAGGGGTTCTTGACCATCCCTCGCTCCGTCTGTACCACCATGCCCTGGCGAGTGAGCGCACGCTCCCCCTGCCAGATACGGGTGGCCGTGACCACGTAGTCCGTCACGGTCTCCCGCTGAGTCTCAGTGAGGCCGGTGGAGACCACCAGGGCCGGCACGATGCGTGCCCACAGGGTGGCCGCGTAGTCCCGGAGCTCCTTGGCCTCCTTGGCCAGGGCTCCACGGGAGGCGGAGGGGAAGACCTCTGCCCAGTCAGGCTCCACCGGGTCCACCGGGGCGAACCGGGCGCCCTCCGTCTGGCGATCCGCACGGAACGTGCCCTCACGGACGGCCTGGAGGTGAGGCTTGGGCTTGGCGCCGGAGACGCTCATAGACGCCTCCCGGGTCGGTTGGAGCGGCGGACATACCGGGGCAAGGTGGGTTACCGTCTGCCCTGGTCAGCGACGTGGAGGAGCGGCCCACCTGGGCCAACGCTCAAACTCCGGGGGATTCCACAAGAATGGTCTGATGAGCCATAT